GGTCTTTGGTATGATCGTGGATAGTCGTCAACATAAGTACGAGTTGGAAATGGCGAGGGAGGCGCGAAATAATGAATATGCAATCAAGTTTCAAGAGAGTCTTAACAGTGGTGATGGGGGTGCTTTTACTCGCGCTACTCGCCGGATGCTCGCATTTATCGGAATGGGAGTCATCGCCTTCGTCACATGCCTCACAGCGGTTTATCCGTCAGTCCCAATACTCAGTACAACAAACATTACAGGGGAAGGGCGAACAGAAATTCTTTTCGGGCTCCTCAGTTTTCCAGCAGAGCAAACCGCTATGGTCATTACAAGCGGACACCTCTGCCTCTTTGAATGCTCCGTCGTGTTGCCGATGATCGTCGGTTTCTATTTTACACCCGGAGGAAGGAGATAACAATTTTGACATCTAACAAAGACAGAAGTCGTTGCCCTGTGCGCAGGATAACCTCGAACGAAATCGGCGCGAGAAGTCAGCTAAACACTAACAATAATCTAAATATAAGGAGATAAATAATCATGGCTAATGGAGATACAGATCCATCACGCGTCGGTCAGATTAACTCAGCGGGCGATGTTAACGCATTGTTCCTGAAGAAGTTTGCTGGCGAAATCCTAACGACCTTTGAAGAGAATAACATCTTTAAAAGTCTTCACACAGTACGCACCATCGAGAATGGTAAAAGCGCTCAGTTCCCTGTTACAGGTATTGCTTCCGCTTCTTACTACACTCCTGGTCAAAACATCGCTGATTCTGGAAACAGTTACTTGAGCGACATCAAGAAGAACGAAAAGGTTATCACTATTGATGACGTCCTTCTCGCTTCTACCTTCTTGTCAAACATTGACGACGTAAAGAATCACTACGACATCCGTTCCGTCTACGCTTCCGAGCTTGGTAAAGCTTTGGCACTTCGCTTTGATAGCGCTCTTGCTAAAGTCTTCATCGCTGCTGCTCGCGAAACTACTCCTAATGTAACAGGTGGAAAACTTGGAGGAATCCTTGACGTTTCTGCTAACGCAATGGGAACAGGAGCTGACAGTTCTGATGACGCTGACAACACAGATCCAACAGGAGCTGAACTTGTCGCTGCGTTGTTTACTGCTGCTCAAAAGCTCGACGAAAACGACGTTCCTTCCGACGGAAGATTCGCAGTTCTGCGTCCTCAAGAATACTACAAGTTGATCACAGGTGGCAGCGGTTCACTCGTAATCAACACTTCCGCCGTCAATAAAGACGTTGGAGGATTAGGTTCTATCGCATCAGGAAACATCCCTCAAGTAGCTGGCATCACTATCTACAAGTCCAATCACTTACCTTCAACTGACTTGTCAGGTGGAGCAGGAGTTGACGCTGGTGGATCTAACGATGTATTCGGCGCTGGAGGAGTAGGTTATGATGGCGACTTCACCAACTCGCTTGGTATCGTTGCTCACCCTGCTGCTGTAGGTACAGTAAAACTGCTTGATCTTGCTACTGAGTCTGAGTATCAGATTGAGCGTCAAGGAACTTTGTTTGTAGCGAAGTACGCAATGGGCCACGGAATCCTCCGTCCTGAGTGTGCTATCGAATTACAGAAGTAGTTCTTTTCTTGGTTGTGTGGCGGGTGCGTGGTTTTTTCATTCGTTTTACCTCGCACCCGCTCACTTCCTTTATTTAAATATTTTAGTTATGGCACTTACTACAAAGCTTGAAGCAGTAAACACGATGCTCGGAGTCGTTGGAGAATCTCCAGTTAATTCGATTATAACATCTCCTGGTAATAGTCTTCCTGTTTCTGTCGTTACAGCTTTGAATGTGCTTGATGAAGTCAGCCGGGAGATACAGTCGGAAGGCTGGCACTACAACACGGAGCATGAATATCCTCTTGTACGCACGGCTGAGAATAAAATCAATCTCCCAAACAATACATTGAAGGTCGATACTGAGGTTAATAAATATACCGATATAGACGTCGTTCAAAGAGGCACTAAACTATATGATCGCAAGAATCATCGTTATACATTTACTAGCGATCTAGATGTCTCTATCACTTTTGAGTTAGAGTTCGAAGAACTACCCCAACAATTTAGAACATATATTATTACAAGATCTTCCCGTAAGTTTGCTAATCGTTATTTAGGCGCACAGGAGATCGAAGGTTTTACCTTACGCGATGAGATCATAGCCAAAGCTTTAGCGGTTGATAGCGACAGCGAGAACGCCGATAGAACGATCTTTGATAACTACGATGTAAAACGCGTACTTGATCGCTAATGCCTTTAATATCCACATCTGTACCGAATCTTGTACAAGGCGTTTCACAACAGCCTGATAACCTTCGCTACCCTGGTCAAGCTGAAGAACAAATAAACGCCTTTAGTTCGGTAGTGGACGGGCTTAATAAACGCCCCCATCGTGAATTAATAAAGGGGTTAGGTACGACGTTTGAAGACGACGCTCTCATACATTTTGTTGATCGTGATCCGCAGAATAAACACGCGATGATCTTCAACCACAACGGCGGTACAACGAGCGTTAATATCGTAGATGTAACCACAGGTAACGCGATTACTACGAATGTAAGCGCATCCGCTGAACCTTATTTAAACAGTATTACTTCTCCTTTGTCGCAGCTTAGAGCGTTGACTGTAGCGGATTATACCTTTGTTGCTAATACGAATAAAGCAATAGAGATGACAAGCGACGTTTCTGACGCGTTAGAATACGAAGCTTTAGTGTTCGTTAAACTCGGCGATTACAGTAAAGAATATAATATTTTTATTGATGGCGAGAAGTTCACTTATCGAAGCGGTGACGGTACTGGCTCAGGTACAGATTCAACGGGAGGTAGTGCTGCGGATGGTAGTGCTGCAGATACTGAATATATCGCTTCTCAGTTGGATGTTACTTTAGAAACCACAGGCTCCGTTGCAAGCGTTACTGTAACAAACGGAGGTAGCGGCTACACTTCACCGCCTGATGTTACATTTCCTAATCCAGGAGGAGGCGGCCTAAGAGCCGAAGGTTACGCATCTTTAAATGGAGGAGTAGTTAGTGAAGTTGTGATTACTAAAGCAGGATCAGGATATACCTCCGCTACAATCGCGTTAACATTTAGTGGTGGAGGCGGATCAGGAGCGGCAGCTACAGGTAATGTACGATTAGGCAGTATTGCTCAACATGTAATGGTTCGCGGTAATTTACTGAAAGTTAGCCACGCTACCACCGACTTTAACATCAGTGTAACCGACGGTCTATCTGATCAAGGTTTAGGCGTTATTTACAAAGAAGTATCGAGCATAGCCGAGCTTCCTCAAAAGTGTTTTAACGGGTTTAAGGTAAAGATCAAGGGCGATGTAGAACTCGTTCAAGATGACTACTATGTTAAGTTTGTAACGAAGGATAATAAGGATGTTGACGATCACTTTGGTGAAGGCTCATGGGAAGAGGATGTTGGATATGGTGTTAAAACGACATTGGACAACACAACCATGCCGATTCAAATCGTACCTACCTTGGACGCTAATGGTGTAATTACTTCCTATCAAATAGATGTAGCTTCTTGGACAGGTCGATTAGTAGGCGATGATGACACGAATCCTTTACCGTCGTTTGTCACTACCGATCCTTTGATTCCTAAAAAGATAAATGATCTATTCTTCTTTAAGAACCGTCTAGGTATATTGACAGATACAGCGGTTTTATTTTCGGAAGCAGATGAATACTTTAACTTCTTTCGTACCACAACTCTATCTCTTTTAGACTCCGCTCCTATCGACGTTGGGGTCGCACATACCAAGGTATCTAAGTTGACTCATGCATCGGCGTTTCAAGAGAAGTTAATCTTGTTCTCCCCGCAATCGCAGTTTGTATTGAGAGGGTCGGATCTACTGACCGCTAAGACGGTTAACATATCGCCTATTACGGAGTATAATGTCAGCTCACAAGTGCGTCCCTTATCGCTTACTAACTATGTTTACTTCAGTTTCCAACGCGATTCTTACGAGGGTATCTATGAGTTCTTTGTTGATCAAGACAGTCAAGTGTTTGACGCGTCGGAAATAACGCAGCAAGTACCGACCTTCTTACAAGGTAACCTCAGAAGTCTTTCAGGTAGTGCCAGTGAGAATGTCATTGTAGCTTCGTCTGATGACGACCTATCCAAACTCTTTGTATATAAATATTATTGGAGTAATAAGGAGAAGATACAATCTGCTTGGATGCGTTTTGATTTTGATAAAGAGATTGTCGGCATGGGCTTTATTGACTCCGATTTATTCATCGTTACAAAGGACGGTTATCTCGAAAAGATGGCGATGGAGTCGGGCCATAAAGATCCAGGTTATGACTATGCTTTACATTTGGACCGTCGCATAGACAACACTTATAGCGGAGTTACCCTATCGTCGTATGATACTATTAATAGAACGACGACTATAAGCGGAATGCCTTACGATCCTGAAGGTGCGGTCGTTTATACAAAGACAGGAATACGACTACCTATAACGCGTCTTAGTGCGACCTCATTTACGGTTAGATACGATGTTACGGATAAACCGTTTTTTGTTGGCTTTGAATACGAGATGTCTTACACCTTCTCCATACAAACTTTAAAACAACCAACCGAGCGTGGAGGGCGATCATCTAGTAACTTCACGAAACAACTACTAAGAAACGGAGCTATTGACTATTCAGACACAGGACACTTTACGGTGGAAGTAACGCCACTTTATCGTGATACTTATAGCTATGCTTTTAATCCTACTAAGCTTGGGGCAGATGCGGTTATTGGATCTCTTGTGCTTGATAGTGGATCGTTTAGGTTCCCTATACAAGCGCGTCATGACGAGGTGGAAATAAAACTAACATCTACATCTGCATTGCCTATGAAGTTATTGTCGGCAGAGTTTGAGAACTTCGTTCATTCCCGTTCAAAACGATATGGATAATGAATACTATACTTACAAAGATTGCATTGTTGAGCCCGCAAACGGCGATTATGACGCAGATGCTTTGTACGCTGATATGAGAACGTTAGATATGCTTGAGATAATAGGACTAGGCAATCATCCTCGTTTAGCACTTGTTGAATCCTACAAAGTAACCGAGAGACCCTGGACGATATTGACGCGTGATTATCGCATGATAGGCTCGTTTGGAGTCGCTAATTCTACGATTGAAGGCATGGGCGTACCTTGGTTATTAGGCACTCATCGCATGCATTTAATCAAAAGAACTTTTATCGCAAACTCAAAAGAGTGGCTAAGTCGTCTATTTAATGATAAATATGAAGTGTTAACTAATTATATTATGGAAGAAAACACACTATCTATACGCTGGCTAAAATGGCTAGGAGCGTCGTTTAATGACTGCGATGTAGAAGGTTATAAACAATTTACTTTTTATAAGAAATAATCGTTATGTGTGATCCTGTAACATTGACAACAATAGCGGTAGTTTCCGGCGGCGCTCAGTACATTGGACAGCGTCGTATGGCGCGTCAGCAAGCTCGTTATCAAGCGAGAGCGGCAGAAGCCGAGCGTCAACGGGCAATGCAGGAGCAGTCGGCGATGCGGATTCGTCAAGCACAGGAACAAGAAGCAGCGAACAGAGAATTGGCAGATGTATCGTTAAAGAGTCGTGAGGCACTCGCTAAAGCCCGTACAAGTGCGGGAGAAGCGGGAGTAAGCGGAGCATCTGTCGAAGCTTTACTTGACGACTACACCCGCCAGGAGGCTGCTTATAGAATCGGTATTAGTCGTCAGCGGGAACTACAGGATGTGCAGACAGGATTAGCTTTAACGGACGCTGGTTATCGCACACAAATGCGTCAAATAGATATTAACCGTCCTATCAATAAACCGAGCTTCCTGACGGCTGCCGCTTCTACCGCATTAGGTGCTGCGTCGGCTTATCGCACAGGACTTGAATTACAAAAAGGATAATAATGGCTTCTTTAGACGACTTAGTAAAAGCATCGCGTAGTAAACGCGTTCAAGTTGCGGATCTACCGGACGCTCCCAAGCTTCGGCCTACGATTAGAAGCGGCGGTCAATACACGGTAGCTGTACAACAGGCAGGTCGTAATAAGCTGATGGATTTAGCGGACGCTTTATCTAAGGTTAATCCCATCCTAAAGGAATACAAAGGGATTGCGGACATCGAGCTCGAAGAGTATAAACAAGAGTTAGCAAGCCTAAAGCCTGAAGAGTTGCAGGGAATGCTAAAGAAAACCGAAGGCGAGTTTGATAAGATGTCGCGTAAAGGCGGGTTTACTGAATGGTTAGTATCACCTGTTAACGAAGTCAGAAAACGCCGTGCTTTAGGTCGTGCGGCTCATGATCAATTTCAGTTAAAAGTGCTCGACGCTAACAGTCGTTTGTATAAACCTAACGAAGGTGACGACAAGTTAACTACCGCACAAATACTAGAACAGGAATACGATACATTTGTTTCTGAAAACCCCGCACTACAGGGCCAATATGCAGGTGAAGGGTTTCGTGAAGCAGTTAATCCTACCATACTCGCGCTTACTGAACGCTTTGATCAGCGAAAAGCCGAGCAGTCTAAAAGCGATACTTTATTAGGTAATACTTCTGCTATACACAGATTAGCAAAACGAGCACCTTTAGATAGCGAATTAGGCTACAATATCGCAATGGATGAAGCGTCTAAGATTTGGGACGACTTAAATGCGTTTTCTCCTGACAAACAACTTAAAGTAATTGAAAGTATATCGACGAATTTAGCGCGTGAAAAAGGCGGAGAACGTAAGGCGGAACGCTTTTTATTGTGGGCGCAATCCAATTTAAAGGTAGGTAATACGAGTTTTGCTGTGATGGAGGATCAAGTAGATCGTCTTGAAAGCGTGATTAGTGCTACCGCCGAAGCTTCTGAGCGTTTAAATGAAGAAGAACGCAAAGACAAAATGCGAGAAAAGAGTGCTGAGTTTGGGATTTTATTAAATCAGTTAGGACGCAACGGGAGCGTTACATTAAACCCAGGTGAAGAGCCAATTACAACGCGTGAGGCATTACTTGAAAGATTCCAAATAGATGCGGAGCAAGACGAGGATAATATATATACAGGGGAAGTTTCCAGAGAATTTGAAAGAGTAATGGCTTCCGATTTAGATCCTAATCAATTTATTAAAAATAAGATCATTAAAGACTCGTATTCTTATAATGCGTTATACAACAATGTCAGCGTTCAAATGCGAGCTCTTGGTAAAAATGATGATTATAAAAGCTTAGTGATAAACGATCCTGGTGCGTTTATTAAAGTAGAGAGAGATCTTTACAATAAGTTGAAAGCCGAAGCTGACATGGAGTTGGAGAGAATTATAGCTTCAGGTGAGGCGGATAATCCAGCGGAAGCTACTCTTTCTTTGAATACGTTTATAGATAACAAGATGGTCGATTTTCAAAAAGAAGCCATTAATGATTTAGAACAAGTTAAAAGAAGACAGACTGAGGCAGACAAAGCAGAAGCGGAACACACCGAACAAATTGCGGTTGATCCGGGTGAAAATCTTTTAAAGGCCGAAACGGAAAATATATTTGGTGACGATTTAGAGGAGATGGTTAAGAAAACTTCAAAAAATGTGTTAGTGCTAGCTAATAAAAAAACATCTATTGAAGAGCGAGCCAAGGCTTTAGCGTATAATAACGAGTTTGAGAAAAAAGCATTAAAAGAGGCTGCTAAGATTGCGGCAGGAGGGCGTTATAATTTTGAATATAGATTTTACGATGATGCATTGAGAAAAGGTTTAAAAATAATTGATCCCGACAAAAGATATGGGAAAACCAAACAATTAGTACGCGTCCGTACATACGAGCATAGCTATGCAGAAATGGAAAACGCGAGGCAATCGTATATGAAAGTAGCTAGAAGATCTCAAATTTTTACAGATTTAGAAGTTTTAAAATCAGGCATAACTCCTGACGGTTTTGATAAATTTGATGTTAAAGAAGATATAAACTCCGCTTCTTTCGTCCTTATGAAAGCAGATAGACTTAAAGCTATAAAAGATGTAAAAACATTAGAAGAAGTGCCTGACGATGTAAAAGAGATTGCTGACTTAATTGGGGAGTCTGATGACTATTTAAAATTTATACGTAATCAAATAAGGTTGCAGAAAGCGCTATTTGATCCAAACTTTGATAAATAATGGACGAAGAATTAAATAACGAACAAGAAGACGAAAACGAGTTCTTCGATTTATTCGACACTTTAGCCGCGCCTTTTCGGGGTATTGAAGGAGCTTTCCACGGCGTTTATAACCTGGCGGACTATGTTCTTGCGGATTACTTGCCCGATTGGGACGAACGTTGGTTAGGCGAATCTCAGTCTACAGTCGGGTCTCTTGTTGAAAGTGTATCTCAATTCACTGCAGGATTCGGTCCTATCTTCGGTATTGCAGGTAAGGCGGGAGCATTAGCTAAGGCGGGTAAACTTGGATCATTAGCTAAGTCAGGATCGCTTACACAACGGGCATTAAGTAACAATCTTACTCGTGGTACAGGCGCTGCAATCGCATCAGACTTCTCCGTGTTTAACGGGCAAGAAGCTAGGTTATCAAATCTTATTCAACAATACCCTGAACTTCAAAATCCTATTACCGAGTTTTTAGCTTATGAAGAAGGTGAAGGGGAAATAGAGGGTCGTCTTAAAAATGTTCTCGAAGGGCTAGGCTTGGAAGCCGCTACATTCGGCTTAATACGCGGATTAAAGGGAATTAAGAAAGGGAATAAAATACGCTCTGAAGGCGGCGGTCCTTTAGATGTTTATAAAGGTATGGTCAATGAAATGGGTGGAGACCTTACGAAATTATTGCCGGACTTTCTTAAAGGAGGTAAGGAATTAAAAACAGAAACCCCTGAGCAGTTTGAAGCTACTATTGAGTCGCGTCCACCAAGGCAACCTTTTAAGACTAACCTAGAAGCGAAGCGGGGGCTGGAGGGTAGTCGCGGGGCAGATTATATCAAAGGACGTTTAGTAAAGAAGTTTTTACCTGAAGGACTTGATCCTGCTGACGCAAAGGATGTCGAAACATTTATAGACACGATGGGCGAACGCCTATTTAACGATGTGTCTATGTCTGTCACAAACAAGATACAATCAAGAGGTCGTTTTACATTCTCCAATAAATTGGTAGAGATTCGTAAAAGCGTCATAGAAGAGGGCGATTTAAAGCGTCCTATGATTCATGAATTGTGGCATAGCTTAAGTCGTTACTTACCCAAAGCGGATGTAAATAATTTGACTAAGCAGTTTGATGCGGAACGCAGTAAGTTTTTAGACGATCTAAGCACAAGAGCTAAAGATGAAAACTTAAGTGCTAGTGAGCGTTTACGATTAGCTAAAGAATTAAACGAATTTAAAAAAGGTAACTTTAATGAGGCTAATTATCGTTTCTCTGATATAGACGAATACTTCGCAGAAGAAATGACTGATGCGTTTTTAGCGAAGTTAGATAGCGATGCTGCTCTTGCTAAATCAGGAACTTTTAAACGTCTTACGCAAGAAATGGCGATTCTTCTAAAAGATATATTTGCCAGTGTTAAATCTAAGTTAGGAATTGATCAAAGACAGAAGATATTTAATGACTTTGTAAAACAGCGGAATGTAAAGATCCAGCGTCAAGCTCCCTTGGATATGTCAGGAAAAACATACGCTGATATGCCTGAGCTAGATCCGACCATAAAGAAAGCTTGGCAGGAAGCTGAAGTCGATATTGAGACACCTCGTGGTAGACTGCCTAACATTGGTCAGTTAAATAGTACGGATAAGTTTGACCAAGTAAGAATCGCAGGAAGGGATTGGGTAAAAGCGAATATACCTGATCCAGGACCAAAAAGTTACGAAGAGATTACAGAAGAAGCTTTTGCTGATATTGACAATATTTCTCCTGACTTAGCTAAGAACTTTAAAGCCACACAAATCAACTCCTTAGAAAAGGCTAAATCGTTGCGTGACGAAGTAGCGGTAATGAAAATGTTTGGTAAGTCTTTGGCTAAGAAGGTTTTAGATCAAGCCCAAGAATACAAGAGTGCTAAAGGAAGCGATGTAGCTTTAGCTAAATTAAAGAATACATTCCAAGAACTTATTGAGTTTGAAGCTTATTATTCAGCTATTGGTCGTGAGCAGTCTTTAGGTCTTGGAGTCCGTCGTTTTACCGACGAATATAAACCTCGAAAAGTAGGTGTGGATGAAGGGGAAATCATAGCGTCCGACGGTATTCGTAATAAATATTTAAACGAAAGTGGCGGATTAGATCCAGATCAGTTTATTAAGTTAGTTGACGAAGCTACAGACGATGGTGATTTAGAGACGACGCTTACTCGAATGTTAAAGCTGGCGAAGAAAACGCAGGGTAATAAGTTTCTAAACATGACCAAGGAATACTGGATCAATGCCGTTTTGAGTGGTCCTAGAACGCATGTGGTCAATATGTCGGGTAACTTCTTAACCTCGTTCCTATCGACGCTTGAGACCGCTATAGGCGGAGCTTTGACCGGGAACATGGACGTAGCTAAACACGCGTTTGCTTCGTGGGCTGACTGGGAAATGGTAAAGGAGTCCTGGAAGTTTTCTAAGAACGCATGGAAGAAAGGTGAGAACCAACTACTGCCCGATTCCAAAGCGTTTGATGATGGTCGTATTGATTCGATTACACCTGAAAACATGGGTCTAGCTCAAAGCGATAAGCTGTATAAACCGATGCAAAGCCTTGGGCAGTTCTTACGCTTACCTTCTAGGTTGTTATTAACTTCTGACGAATGGTTCAAACAAATGAACTACCGTCGTGCGGCTCGTTTTAAATTAGCGATAGAAGGTCTACAAGGTGCAGGTAAGATAAAAGATCCGTATGCCTTAGCTGCGTTTATCGAAGACGGTATGCAGAATGTTATTACGACAGGGGGGCGATACTATTCAAAAGAAGCTTTTGTAAAACAAGCGACTGCCCAAGCGGACGCTAAAGGTTTAACAGATGGTCAAGAACGCGCAGCCTATATTACTGATTATGTTTCTCAAAACTTCGACGAAAATATTTCCGCTATTGCTGAGTTTGCTAAAGATCAAACCGAGTATCTTACTCATACGCGAGAGCTAGAGAAAGGTACATTTGGATACGGGGTACAGCAATTTACAAAGAATTGGCCAGCAGCTAGTTTTGTTCTTCCGTTTGTTAGGACTCCCACTAATTTGTTGTCGTTTTCTTTTGAAAGGTTTCTTCCGGTCCAAGGTTACAGGGGAGGTAGGGCTTTACTTAGTTCAAAATACCGCAAAGAATTTTTAGCGGAGTTTAAATCTCCTGATCCTATTATTCGAGCTCAAGCTTTGGGTAAGCTAACGACAGGGACAGTGATGACAGGCATGATCGTCGATATGATGTGGAACAATCGTGAATACATCACAGGAGGCGGGCCTAAGGACGAGAATCAAAAGAAAGCCTTAGAAGCCACAGGTTGGCAGCCTTACAGTTTTAAGGTAGGCGATAAGTACATTAGTTACCAACGTCTTGATCCTATCGGAACTGTTATCGGTGTTGTTGCTGATATGGTAGAAACAGGTGTTAAGCATCCAAAAGGTTTTAATCAAAGTCCAATGGAAGGCGTATTCGCCGCTATCGGGATTACCTTCTCACGGAATGTTACTAACAAATCTTACCTATCAGGTGTTCAGATGTGGACAGATGCTTTAAGCGAGCCTGAGCGTTTTGTACCGCGTTTACTACGAAACTATGCTTCGTCCGGTATTCCTATGAGTGGTTTCTTGGGTCAGTCTCAATATGGAGTCGGCGATCAAGAAGCGCGTGAGATCCGTTCGATATGGGAAGCTATGAAGAACAAAACGCCTGGTTTACGCAACTCTCTTGACCCTAAACGGAATATCTTAGGCGAAGCTGTTACAATAGAGAACTTGCCGCTTATAGGCGCGTTAAGTCCGATAGCTACAAGCTCCGTTAAAAACGATCCTGTATTGACGGAAATGGCGAACCTACAACACGCGTTTAGGAATCCTCATTCTACTTACAACGGCGTTATAGATTTATTAGAGTTTTACAACGATAAGGGTCAAACCGCCCATGATCGTCGCTTAGAGAAATTAAATTCTGTTCGTATTGGAGGCCGTACTATGCGTCAAGATCTTGAGCGTTTAATAAACTCTAGGCGTTATCAAAGTATGTCTCCTGTTTCTGAACCAGGCTTTGAGAGTCCTCGAGTCGAAATGCTTAATAAAGTTTTACGAAAGTATCGCAGTAAGGCTTTAGACGAGACCATGCAAGAGTTCCCTGAATTATCGAAATACTACGAGCAAATATCAAAAGCTAGGTACGAACTTAGCATGGGAGCTGATCATTCTGATGTCCTTTCGGTATTGACGGCGCAATAAACCTTGAAACAATCGCAATTAAAAAGTAATAATATAACACAGAAATCATGCCGAACACATACGTAGAATATACTTCCGCTATATCGGATCAAGTTGAGAATGGTTTTGAATTTTCTTTTCCATACTTAAACGACCTAGATGGTACACCTTTAATTGATGTTTATGTCAACGGCACTCAAATATTGTCGAGTCAGTTTTCAATTAGCGCTTCTAAAATCGTTATAACTTCGGGTGTGGTCGCCGTTGGAAACGTCGTTAAAATTACCCGCAATAGTACGACGGCTTCGCCGTTGGTTGATTTCGTTAATGGTTCTGTTCTTACGGAGGAAGCCCTTGATGACGCTTATCTTCACAACTATTATCTATCCCAAGAAGCTGCGGAAGGTGCTGGTGGTGAGCAGTTAACAAAGAAAGGCACGGATCATTACGACGCTGACGGTGCTAAGATAACAGACCTAGGCGATCCAACGGACGCACAAGACGCTGTTACAAAAAGCTACGTTGATACTCAAGACTTTGCAGACCGTGCTTATATCGACGGTTTAGGACTCGACCACTTTGACGGTAGCAACTTATCGGCTAATGTTGATATGAATAACCGTCGTCTGACGAATATAGGTGAAGCACTTAGTCCGTCAGATGTATCATCTAGGTCGTATGTTTCTAATTCAATAGACGAAGCGACGTTAGGCACAGGTGCTACACCCGGAGTTTCCCGTCACACAGGC